AGGCAGACAGTTGACAAAGACTAAATAGGAATTCTATGTAATTCTTATTTTAACAACATAAGTAATCATTCCTAATGAAGACTTATGGAGTACAGGAACAGGTCATGTGTCATTAATTCGGAAGACGACCAAGAGAACGAATAGAGGAAATATGTCGGAGATGAACATCGAGGGTGCAGTAGAAGCCCCGAATCCTACCGAAGCATTTAATGCTGAGATTACAACCGAAACTAACCCTGCAAACGACGATGTAGCCAAGAGAATTCAGGATGCACGTAAGCAGGAGAAGGACAAGTTGTACCCACAGCTTGAAAAGCTTCAGGAGGAGCTTGCCGTGTTGCGCAAGGAGCGTGAAGAGCGTTCAGCTGTTGAGGCTGACCGTTTGGAAAAGCGTAAGGCCAAAGAAGCCGAGCGTGCTGCAGAGCGACAGGCACAACTTGAAGAGGAGATGTCATTTAAGCAGCTTCTCAAGAGTAAGGAGCAAGAGTGGCAGTCTCAGCTCGACGCCGTAAAGGCCGAAAGCCAGACCAACTTTGCACTTCTTCAGCGTGAACGTGAGTTCCAGGAGCTGATGTCGTACCGCAACCAGCGTATTGAGCAGGAGCGAGACAGCATCGTGCCAAGCCTGATTGACTTCGTTAAGGGTGAAAACCGTGACGAGATTGAGCAGAGCATCTTGGACCTCAAGGCTCGTTCTGAGCAAATTCTGAATGACTTCGCCCAGGCAAGTCAGCAGAGCCGTAAAAACATGGTAGGTGCTAGCGTAACTGCACCAACCAGCGGACCCCTCGAAAATGACCCGTCGCAGCTAGCGTACAACCCAGGAAACATTGCAAACATGTCACTGGCAGACTACGCAAAGAACCGTGACCGACTTCTCGGTTCGGCAGGCAACAACGGCGGCCGTGGTCTCTTCGGATAAAACCCCCTATAAATAAAACCGAAAGGAAACCCTAAATGGCTTCAGCTATTACAGGTTCATCGCAGCTCGCAGCTGCGCCTACAGCCTACTCGGGCAGCAACTCGCAGCTCTCGCAGGCTATCCAGACCATCTGGTCGAAGGAAATCCTATTCCAGGCAATGCCAATCCTCCGCTTCGAGCAGTTCGCTGTTAAGAAGACCGAGCTTGGTGTAGCACCTGGTCTCCGTGTTAACTTCCTTCGTTACAAGAACTTCGCAGTGGACCCAACCCCACTGACCGAAGGTGTACGTCTGACCACCAACGCTCTGACCGCTGAGCAGATTGCTATCACCGTTGCTGAGCACGGTTACGCAACTGCTGTTTCGGAGCTGCTGCTCAATTCGTCGTTCGATGACATCATGGCTTCGGCTTCACGTCTTCTGGGCCGCCACATGGCTCAGTACCTGGACATCCAGGCTCGTGACACCCTGTCGTCGGCTACTTCGGCAACCTTCGGTTACGACCGCACTGGTATCACTGGTGGCGCATTCACCAACTACGACGAGGGCACCGTCGGTACCTCGATTGGTGCACTGGACGGTAACTTCAAGCTCACCACTGCCGCCATCAAGGACTCGGCACTGGTTCTGGCTGAGAAGAACATCCCAAGAATTGGTGAGACCTACGTCCAGTTCATCCACCCTAAGCAGAGCCGTGACCTTCGCTCGAACCCAGAGTTCATCGAAGTCACCAAGTACGCTGCTCCAGGTAACTTCATGCTTGGTGAGATTGGCCGTCTTTACGACGTCGTCTTCATCGAGACCACCCAGGTTAAGAAGTTGGCTGCAAACGGTACCTTCGACTACTCGGGCGCTATCGGTGCTCCATCGACCCAGACTGAGGTTCCTGTAAAGGCTAACACCGCTCCTGGTCTTGGTGGTAACCCAGAGTTCACCAACAACGTGACCTCGGGTTCGGGCTACGCTGCTGATGTCTACGAGTCAATCATGATTGGTGACAACGCATTCGGCCACGCCATCTCGCTTCCAGTTGAGCTCCGTGACGGTGGTGTTCTTGACTTCGGTCGTGAGCACGCTCTAGCATGGTACGCTATCTGGGGCCTCGGCGTAATCACCGACAACGCTATCAACAAGATTTATACCAACTAAGCCCCAGTCTAGCTTGGTATAGCTTGCACTAAACTCCCT